CTTGAGGTAGGAAGACTTCTGTACATAAGACAGAAGAAAGATGAAATGTGGGAAATTCCTGAAGCTTGCTACAGTAGGGGTTAGCAGGGTTGGCTCACCTTTGCAGATAATAAACGGAGTAAGTGAACATCTTTAGTTTGTTACTGCATTTAAAATAATATAATAATCGTGAGGAAATAAGATGGCACAGCAAGAAAAGAAAGTACTAAGAGACGTAGAGTTACATTGGTGTTCGGTAGATCCTGCCAGCCCAACTGAATCATTTGAGAAACTGGTTTGGACTGTGACTGCACATGTAGATAAAGATACAGCAAAGGCCTTGAAGAAGGACAAACTTATCCGTAACTTGAAAGAAGTTGAAGATGAGAATGGTGATGAAACTGGTATGTATAAGATTAATATCAATAAGTTAGCAGTATCTAGAGACGGTAAAGAGTTGATTCCACCAGGGTCATTCATTCTAAATGAAGCAGGTAAGATGGAGCCACTAGACACTAGTGCCGTAGGTATTGGTAATGGTTCTAAGGGTCATGTTTCTTATTCAATATATTCTTGGGAATATAACGGTAAGAAGGGTAAGTCAATGAGTCTTGCAAATGTAGTAGTAACTAGTTTAGTTCCTTATGTGAGATCGGACGGTGTAGACGAGTTCGGTTTTGAGAAGGAAGCAGGTAGTGAGTTCTCTCATAATGAGATTAAAGAAGCTGTAACTGAAGAGGATGTATTCTAAGTATAGATAAAATATAAATAAAGACCCCATATCTTACTTAAAGGTGTGGGGTTTTTTTATGTCTGAGAGGGAATATGGATGAAGAGAAAGGAAGGCTACTTAAGTCAGACCAACCGTGTGACTTTGACGGCTGCGATTCATCTGATGGGAAGGCATACTACGATAATGGGGATAGGATTTCATCCCATTGTTTTGTATGCGAACAATCAAGAATAGAAGAATATAAAGATAGTTATAAATGGGAGGCACCTAAGGTGACAACAGACTTTGAAGATGTAGAAGCAGTAAATGATATTAGGAATGACTTTGAGATAAGAGGTTTTGAAGAGAGGAAGATACCTAAGGCAGTATCAGAGGCTTATGGTGTTAAGGTTGGTTACGATAACAAAAGAAACATCAAGTACCACTACTACCCTGTCCTCGGCCAGAACAACCAAGTAGAAGGTTATCAAAGAAGAGATGTAGTAGACAAGAAGTTTATAGGAATTGGTAATGTAGCTAACACACAACAACTCATAGGTACTGGTATAGCCTCTAGTAGGAACTTACTGGTTATCGCTGAGGGTGTACTAGATGCAATGTCCTATCAGACGGTTATATATAAGAAGTACGGTAGGTTCTTTCCTGTAGTTAGTGTAATCAATGGAGCAGGTGGTGCTAGGAAGCAAATCGCCCACAACTTAGAGTACATCAACTCTTTTGATAAAGTAGTCCTAATGTTTGACCAAGACGAATCAGGACAGAAGGCAGCACATGAGTGTGCCAAGATGATAAGAACGGGCAAGGCTCACATAACACAGTTAGGTACATACGGTAAGGATGCCTCAGACTACTTAGTCAAAGGTAAGACAAAGGAACTGACTGCTGCTATCTGGGAAGCTAAACAGTACTCTCCAGCAGGGATTATCAACTCTAAAGAAACTTATGAAGAGTTTATAAAGGATAAGAGAGAGGATTCAGTACCTTACCCAGAGTGCTTTGGTAATGTTAATAACATGACCTACGGTAGACGTACAGGTGAGTTGACTATCTTCACAGCAGGTACTGGTGCAGGTAAGTCTACTTTCTCTAAGGAAGACATCTATCACCTACTTATGACTACTAATGACCAAGTTGGTATTGTGTCACTAGAAGAGAGTGTCAGAGAGACGATGGATAGGATTGTAGGCATCCATATCAACCACCCTATCTATCTACCTGACTCAGTGTTTGATCGTAAAGGAGAGGAAGGTAAGAAGGCTTGGGATGAGACAATGGGGTTAGGTAGATTGACTCTATTAGACCATCAAGGTTCTGTATCTGATGATTCACTTATGACCAAGATGGAGTACATGGTGGCCTTAGGTTGTAAGTGGTTGTACTTAGACCACATCACTATGGCTATATCGGAGACTGATGGTAATCAGAACCAAGCTATGGATAAGGTTATGTCTGACTTACTTAAGTTATGTAAGAAGCATGATGTATGGATTGGTGTGGTTTCTCACTTAAGGAAGGCACCTTCTGGTGGTAAATCCTTTGAAGCAGGAGCTGAGATCACTGAGGATGACTTAAAGGGGTCTGGATCACTTAAGCAGATATCAATGCAGACTATAGCCTTCTCTAGGAATAAGCATGCTGACTCTGAAGATGAGAGACAGGAAGTTAAGATCTCTGTACTTAAGAATAGATTCTCAGGAACTATCGGGCCAGCAGGTAAGGCTAGGTATGACAGTGGAAGTGGGAGGTTGTACAAAGTACTTAGTGAATTTGATTAGGGGGAATTATGAGGTTAGTATTTGACTTAGAAGCTAATGGGTTTCTTGAGAGTGTGGATAGGTTGTGGTGTATTGCTGCCTATGACTTAAACACTCAAAAGACTTATGTATTTTCAGATAACGACAAAGGTTGTAAAAGTATAAAAGAAGGACTTAAGCTACTACATGACGCAGATACACTTATAGGCCATAACATCATAATGTATGACTTACCTGTCCTTGACAAGTTGTTCGGTATAAAGTTAGAAGGTAAGATTATTGACACTTTCCTACTTAGTCAAATGTTGGACTTCAACAGAAGACTTAAGTTTTCACAAGGTAGGCACAGTCTCAAGAATTGGGGTGAGTACTTTGACGTACCTAAGCCTAAGCAAGAACAATGGACCAAGTGGGAACCTAATATGCTACATAGGTGTATAGAGGACGTACGTATTAACGTACTAGTCTATAGGCATCTTATTAAGGAACAGAAGACCATCAAGGTGCCTAAGAGGACTATGGAAAGAGAGATGGAGGTTGCTGCTATTAGTGCTCAACAGGTTAAGAACGGTTGGTTGTTTAATAGAAGGTTAGCTGAGAGACATGTTAATTTCTTAGATAGGGAATTAGAGAGGATTGCTAACCTAGTGGAGCCACTGTTGCCTAATGTAGTCAAATGTAAGGACACTTGGATAACCAATGAAGAGTGTAATACACTCATGGATACTAAGGGTATTAGCTACGATTCTGGTCTGGGTTCTAAGCGATTAAGAGAACCCAAGACTAAGCTATTCACTATGGCAGGTAAGGTACATAGCAATACAGCTAAGTGGTTTAATATATCACCTGATGATGTACATCTAATAGGTGGGTTCTACTGTAGGGTTGAGTTTATACCTGTCAAGATGACTCAGACTGCTGAGATAAAGAAGTTCTTGTTTACTCAAGGGTGGCAACCTACTCAGTGGAATATGAAGATCAATGAGGATGGTGAGAAAGAGAGAACGTCAGCCAAGCTTACTGAGGATTCCTTTGAGTCTATTGAGGGTGACATTGGTAAGGACTTAGCACTTCACGCTATCTATAGACACAGAAGAAACACTATCCTCAACATGAAGAACGATAAGAAGGGGTGGTTAGGTGTCATGAGAGAAGACTCCAGAGTTGAGTGTGTACCGTTTACTTTAGGTACTGCTACAGGTCGTATGTCTCATAGGAAACTTGTTAATGTACCAGGGGCTAAGTCAGTCTTCGGTAAGGAAATGAGAGAACTATTCATAGCACCTAGAGGTGATGTCTTAGTAGGTTGTGACTTAGCATCTGCCCAGTTGAGGTTGTTAGCCTCTGCAATGGAAGATGACGATTACTCTGAAACAGTACTTACAGGTAAAGAGTCTGAAGGTACTGACATTCACACTGTTAATGGTATCTCAGCAGGCCTAATTGACCCAACCTGGGACTTACATAGTCAAGAGAGGTCAAACGGTAGGTCTAACAGTAAGACGTTCATATACGCAATGCTGTTCGGATCAGGTGATGCCAAGATTGGAACTATTGTTGGCGGTACCTCTGGTGACGGTAGGAAACTTAAGAAGAGATTCTTGAATAACCTACCTGCTCTTAGTACTCTGATTAACAAACTTAAGAGACAGTACAAAGATTCTGGTAAGAAGTTTATCAAGTTACAAGACGGTAAGAAGATACAAGTAGACTCTGACCATAAGATACTTAACTATAGGTTACAAGGGGACGAAGCTACACTTACTAAAGAATGGATGTGTGTGTCAGATAAGAGGATTAAGAAGGAAGGATTAAGATGTAATCTTCTTGCTGTGATGCATGATGAGCAGAACTTTGAGTGTCACCCTGATGATGCAAGTAGGTTGGCTAAACTACTAGAAGAGACAGCTACTGAGGCAGGTGAGAACTTAGGGTTCTACTGCAGAATGGACGGTAGTTCTAAAATAGGAAACAATTGGTATGAGATACACTAATGGAAAGTGATTCTATATGTATAGAAGAGGCACTTGAACGTATGTCTGATATGAAGGGTAGGTGTGAGAGGGGTGAAGATTGGGAGTTATATCTCAGTATGGAGACCACACTACAACTTCTAAAAGAGATGGGTTTCAAGAGAATATCAAAATATAAGGGAGGAGATTATGAGTGAGGTTTTTATGTGGGAGATACTCTTTGCAGTATGTGCCCTAGGTGCATGGTACACACACTGGTCTAATGGTAAATCATATGATAGGGGATTGATTGATGCTGTACAGATGCACAACGAGGGGAGGCTTACCTATGAATCTAGTTATGACGATGAGGGGTTTGAAATGTTAGATATAAAGATACAACCAGGGGATTGGGATGAAGACTGAGTACTTAGGCATAACGATAGATCGTACTAGAGACAAGACAATGCCTGAACAGGCAAGGGAACTTGTTAAGGGATACTATCTAAGGGGGAA